CCATTGATGGACACAGCCAGCTCGCCAGACTTTAATTGATCGGGGCGCAATCGGGCATTGATTCGTGAGAATCCAATGTCCACCTCATCATTGAACTGACTGTCTTTTTCGCCAAAAGTGTTATAACGAGCCATTGGCCTATCATACCCTACTGTGCCTTAGCACAATTAGGAACAGGACTTACGTTTGCCGTAGGCTGCTTTGCCAAAACCCTCGTAGTCCTTCTTCTTGTTCTCTTTCTTTTCGTGCTTAATCATCTGCTTGCGTGACTTGTAGTTTTCGTTTTTCATAAAAAGATATTAGCACGACCATGCTTTTCGGCTCCAGTAGTTGGCCGATAGTTTGTTAGATGTGCCCTTGATGCCGCCGGAACGGGCACAATAGGAGGCTTTCCGGCTAGGTTGGCTCTTCTTGATGGACATATTGGCATCCCCAAAGCGTATCACCTTGGACTTCCCATTAGCACAGGCGCGGACTACGGACTTCTTGCCGCCGCTAATGTCTCGCCTAGGGCTGTTACAGGGTAGATTGCGTGGGTTCATGGGTCAAATGGCCTTAAATCGCAAGGAAACAGGGTTCTAGGGCCTATTGGCTTCCTTCTTCTTACGGCGTTTCGGCTTAATTATAACAGAAGGAGCCTTTTTAGCCCCAATCCACGGAGCGACGGCAAAGACCATTCCAAGCCCGGCCGCGACGCTCGCGAACCGTTCAAACGTGAGAAGCGCCCGGTCTGCGGCCTCCTTGTGCGTGCGCGAAATCGTCAGCTCCTCATGCAGCGCCTTGTTGATCAGCGCCGTCATCGGCTCGATGACCGCGTAAAGTTCGGCGGTCATGGCCGGCGAGTTGAGCGTTTCAATTTGCCCGGCGTCGCAGGCTGAACGCGCTTTCTTGAGGTAGGCTGCAACGAGTTTGTGCTGCGCCACGAGTTCCACCGGGTTGCCAAATTCCGCGAGCAATCGCTCCGCCTCGGCTTGGAGCTTCGCCAGCGAGTCGCAAAACTCTTTGGCGTTGATCAGTCCCTTGCTTGCCTTTGCCTGACCGTCCACGATAGCCAGCCCGTAAATATCGAAAAGCGGACTGAGCACGTTGCTCGTCATCGCAAATTCTTTGTCGCTCGCCGCGATGTGCTCCGAGACCGATTTCACGGTGACCACTCCGACGCCTGCGAAACAAACGACGACCGCGGCGAGCGCAGCGGTGATGACCTTCGGGCTCATTTCTTCAGGAACCTGCCCGGATTCTTGGAATACTTTTTTGCCAGCGTCGTGATGCCGTCGATGATCTCGGGTGCGAGCAGCCCGGCTACGCCGTAGGTGACGGCCTTCACGAGCGAGCTGACTTCGATTTGCTCAACGATAAACCACGCGAGCGTCGAGACGATGGCCGCCATGATGACGCGCCGCACGCTGTCCCAGATCGTGCCTTGAATCGGGTTGGCCAGTAGGCGAGCAACCATGCCAGCGCCGCCAATCACCGCCGTCAGCCAGCCCGTTTCTTTCCAGAGCTTGGCCACTTCCATGAGGTCTTTGTGCTCGTTCATTTTTTTCGCATCTCCATGATTTTTTCGAGTGTGCGACCGCCGAAATAGAACGACATGATGAGCATGCCCCACTGACCGAGCAGCGAAACGTAAGACTCGTTGGCGTTGTATCCGAAGGCTGACATGCCCGCGAAAATAAAGTAGCCAGCAAGGATTGCCGCGAGCGTCATTGGCCGAATGTTTTTCGACCACCACGAGTCCGAAGCCATGTCCGCTTTGAGGCGGTCGGTCAGGTTGTCTTGCTCGACGCGGTAGGCTTCGAGGTCCGCGTTCATCTTCGCCAGCTCGCCGTTCTGCGCCAGCGCCGTGAGTTCTAGCTGCGCCTTGGCCTTCGCTTCCGGGTCCGGAATCAGCTTGTCGATCAGCTTCGTGCCGATGCCTAGAACTTCAGCGAGTGGAAACATGGGTTATACCTTCTTCGGATTCGTCAAACGACGAAACAGGAAATAAGGCAACCAGACCCATTTTGGAATCTTCGTCACCTTTACGTTAGTGCTTTCAATAAACGGCATCTCTGCATCCCAGAGCTTTACCCTAATAGGCGAGCCGTCTGGCGAGGTGCAGCTAATAATAGACACGTTGCGCGTGGGAGCGCGGCCTCGGCTCCAGTAGTTGTCGTATTGCCCAAGCTCAATCGTGCCCGAGATGCAGCATCCGTAGAGCGAAAGCCCGTCAATGGAGCCTTTGGCCGTGATCGACCCAGCCACCGTGCAATTCTGCACGACGTAGTTTTTGCCGCGCACGAAGTCTATCGAGTCCTCCTGCGAGGCTGGAATGGTGAGACCCGACACGCAGAGGTTCGACACGTTGGAGCCCTTTACGAGATCGTCGTAGTTTTCGGGGTCAAGCGGTGCCTGCCACTCAGCCGCGTTCACTGTTAGCCCGTTGTCCTGTGGTCCAACGTAGCTGCGCCAGTTCGTGTCGGAGGTTCCGCTCATTCGACCTTCGGTTCCTTTGGCTTTAACGCCTCGGCAATCTGCTCCGCGCACTTGCGGATGAGATCATGGTCGTCGGCCTTTAATGGGGCTTGGCGGGCGGCTGCGTAGAGGTTTTGGAGTGCTTGCTCAGTGCTCATGTTAGGAAGCGGCGAGTTCTTGATGCGCGATGGCCGTAACCGCAGCCGAGACTTCGGCGTAGCTGTAAGTCTTGCCGCCGACGGTGACGGTTTTGTCGCTTAGGAGCGGCCAAGTAACCGTTGTCCAAGGGGACACGAATACCTGCCCGTCGATTACGGTTTTCTTCTCAAAGAAAGCAGTGGCGATAGGAGACTCGCCCTGCGGGTCAGTCTGGATGCGTTGTAGCGTGGTGGTGACGATTGGGTCATTCATGGTAGGAAAATTAGTCGTTAGTGGTTTTGGCGTGCAGATAATAAGTTGTCCCGCCGATAACGATTGTTACGGTTCGGTTGGGCGAGGTCGGGCTGACGGTGTTTACGGTGTTGCCGATGGCAATCGCTCCTCCAAAGTAAGCCGCCCCAGCACAACCGAAGCCACCCGCGTTTACCAAGCTCCCGGTCGTGGTGGAGCTGGAGGCGGTGGTATTAGAGACAAAAACAACCCCGGCACCCTTTGTAATTCTTAGATACGTGCCGCCGCCATCACCAATGGCAATGTCGCCGGTGGTCGCCGTATTTTTGATGAATGCGTTACTGACCCCGCTCTGCGTGAGCGTAAGAATTGAATCGTTGCCCGACCCGCCTACGTTGTTGATGGTGATACCAGCAGCGCCGAAAACCGTGGCGTTGCCCCCGATAAACGCCGCCCCCGCATTCCCAAACCCGCCCGCGTTGACCAAGCTGCCGGTCGTGGTGGACGTGCTGGTGGTGGTGTCCAAAACCTTCATCTGAATCCCGCTCTGCGTCGAAAGGTCTGATGCGTTGAAATAGGTGTGTTGGGCAACACCGCCGAGAATCACACGAAGGGTTTTGTCCGTTGGCGTCGTGCTGTTCTGGCGGGCGGTGAGTTGCCAAGTGTTCGCGTCCGAAGCGTAAGTAGAAAAATGGATATTGGCGGTGTTTCCAGACGCAATGGCTGCGGAGTTAGCGGGCGCAAAGTTTACAACTCCTCCGCCGCTCGTGCTCACCGTAGATGCGATTGTTGAACCCGCGAAGATTGCCCCCGCATTACCAAACCCACCCGCGTTGACCAAGCTCCCAGTGGTCGTGGACGTGCTGGCGGTGGTGTTTGTGCTGTTGATTAAGCCCGTGGTGTAGAGTCCGGTGGTCGCGTTAATCGCCGTGACGGTAGTGCCGTTCACGGTAAAATTAAACTCCCCGCCCGTTGGGACGTTGGACAGAATCCGCGTGCCAACTCCGTTTGTCCCGATGGCTAACTCGGATGCGCCGGGAAGCGCGCCGGGGCCAGTAAATACGAACCGACTGCCGGTGGAAACAGGCCCGCCGATGTAAGCCGCCCCCACATTTCCGAAGCCGCCCGCATTGATTAGACTCCCGGTGGTCGTGGATGTGCTGGCGGTGGTGCCGTTGATTGTTGTTATCGTGGCAGAGTTACCGATTGAGAGCGCACCGCCGTTGGGCTGGATTCCCAGTGCTGTGACCGCCCCGACGTTACTGTATCCGTTGACGAATGGTTGGTTTGTTCCGCTCGTGCCAAGGCCGACGCCATTTGTTTGTCCCGCTCCGCGAACAAAGATCGCAATGGTGTCGCTCAATTCATTCACCTCAAAACGAGCACCCAAGGTGCCTGTTGCAGACCCCACAAGGGTCCGACCAGCAAACGTCGCCGCGCCCGTCGCGCTCGTGAACGTCAACGCGGTGCCGAACGTGCCGGTGCCTAGGGTGAGGTTGGAGGCGGCTGGCGAGGTGAGAGACGCCGAGATTGGCGTCGTGAGCGTCGGTGACGTAGAGAGCACGTTTGAGCCGCTGCCCGTCGAGGTGGTCACGCCTGTGCCGCCAGAAGCCACTGCAATTGGGGTGGAGGCACTAACCGTGGTAAAGGCACCCGTAGATGGGCTAGAAGCCCCAATAGCCGTGTTTGTAATGCCAACGGCGGAATAGTCGGTGCTAACACCAACTACGGCTCCTGTGCGCCCAAACACGCTAGAAACAGCGTCCGTCAAATCTACCTTTTCCCAAGCCGTGCCGTTGCTGATAATCCAGTCACCGACGCCAAACGTAATGCTAAACTGCGTTCCAGCCGTGCTTACAACGTAATAGTCGCCCTTGGTAGAAACCGCAGGCGGGTTGTTTAAGGTTGGATTGTTTGTCGAAGCATTCCATGTCCCTTTGTAATTGACCGGGCCGCTAACAATCAGCGGGGGAGAATAGTTGATGATTTGGTCAAAAATGCCGGACATGGTTAAATGTAGTTGAGTTCGCTAATCGTAAACACGCCCGTTCCGCTTACGGAAATTACCTTGGCGTTTTTTGCCCAGCCCGCGCTCCAGATACCGCTGTTACCATCCTTGAAAATGTGGCCAACGGAAGTAGTGGGAGTAGAGCCATCAATGGTGAGCCGAATATCTGCTCCGTCTAACGTCCAATAGATGTGACTGGTGTTTGGATTGAGGGCCGCGACAATGAAGTTGGTAGCTGTTCCACCAACCGAAAGCGTTCGCATGGATGTTCCGCTAACTGGAAGCACCTGCATTGGTCCGTTAACTATGCGTGAGTTTGACATGGTTAGACAGTAAATGGGGTTGCGTGAACCGAAGCATCCGTAGAAGCAGCGCGAATAAACTTAGCCGCAAGAGCCGTGCTCTTATTCCAAAAAAACGGGGGCGTCAGTTTCTTAAACAAATGACCATTCGTAGCGGTAGGTGTGCTACCATCAAAAGTCACCATAACATCGTCACCCTGAATATCAATTAGGATGTATTTCGTCTTGGACGAAGACCAAACATTCGTAAGAGCAACTGCCGCTGTGCTTACAGCAAGGCGTTCGTCGGCCTCCCCGGTTGGAGACGGATAGAGATTAACAACAAGGGAGTTATTCATTAGCGTGATTGTGTTGAAACGTAGGTAGAAATGCGGCGAAACAAGAAGTTGTTATTGCGCTGATTCTGGGCCTTGCTCAACTCTAGCATAAGGTAGCTCATGGCAATTTGTTCTTCGGCAATAGCCTTGTCAACCTGACCGTCCATACGAAGGAAATCGGCATAGGTAGCGTGAGCTGCATAGTGGAAAAACTCTAGTGGAATATCAACCGCAGCAGTGGTGTATGGACCGGGCCATTCCTTTTTGTAGCCAACCCAAAACCCAAGGTTGCCTGTCGCGTTGTTAATGACTGTCGCGCCATTGCTATCAACGAAGAAGTCGTATTCGTAAGATGGGTTTGTGCCAAATGGATTGGCGTTCCAGATACGGTTGTAGTCCGAGATGTCGTCAATGGCCGCAGGGGACACGGTGGCGGTGCCGCTATACGTCTCAACCCCTGTTCCGGATGCAAGGCTGTAGGTAAATGTGTCGTTACTCAGGTTGGTTGTTTCAATGCTTACAACTGTCTGGGTTCCATTGGGGCTAACCGTTCCGGTGAGCCCTGACACAACAACAGTCATTCCAGCAACAAAGCTGATAGAAGCCGTGCAAACAATTGTAACCGTTGTCCCGTTACGCGAAGCAGACGAGGATGTTCTAACTCCAGCAACATCATCGTATTCACGGGCAATTAAATTATTTGTAGCTGGCCTCACCTGTGCGCCCACGATGTAACGTGGCCACGTAGGGCTGAAGTCATACGCCTCATACAAGCGACGATTGGCCATTGCCAACACTTTCGATTGTTCAAGCACAGTGAACGCATCCACGCCCGAAAGAGCTTGGACAAGTGCTAGCAACTCGGAATATGACTTGTTTTTCATTAAACTCTATTGGGGGAAAGTTCAGGCATCTTCTTGTTGAAGAATCGCATGAAATCTTTGCTGTGAACCGTCTCGTATCCGTATTTCTTCACAAGCCGGAAATACTCACGTCCCGGCATAACACCTATGCACTTCCCCAAGCCGGGAACGCTCTTGTGGTTTTTCATCACAGACGCTTGTGCGCGAGCTACATTAGTGCGCTCAAACTCCGTTGCCCTTTCTTCCACAAGACTCTCTTTCACGATGTTGATAATCTCGTTATCAATTTCTTCTTTGGAATAGGTTTTTGGTTTATTGATGATATTCATGCAAAACGAAATTGGCCACCCCAGTTAAGAGGTGGCCAAGTTTAACACAACTAAAAAGTTGGCTTAGGCGAGACTAACCAAGCGGAACTTAAACTTCACCTGACCAGCGGTAAGCTCGTTGAGCGAGTAATCCGTCCCAGTCGAGACGTTGGGGGTGAACTTCAGATCAATGGTGTCGGCTGCGGTGTAAACCTTGCCGTTCTCATTGTCGATGTATGCACCCGTGTCAGCAACGTATGTGATTTCAGTCTGGTCAACGTGCAGAGCCGCAGTTGTCAGAAAGCCATCATCATCCGTGCCGTCGCCAACAATGACGTTCAGCTCATCGCCGCCGCCACTGTCGTCGAACGCAGTCACCAGATAGGCCGAGACATCCGTAACCATAGTTCCGGCTGGAATGGCATACGTGAATGTCTTGGTTGCGTTGTCAGCCAAAGTGCCAGCATTGGCAACCGAGAAGGCTGTGAAGTCGATAACAAGCTCGTCGGTCATCCCGAACGCGCTTTCATTTACTGTGAGTTTAGGCATATTGGTATTCCTTTCGTTGGATTATGTGAGGGCAGTGATCTTGCCGTGAGCACCGGGGTGTTTCACGATGAGAGTCAAGGCGCAGTCAACGTAGCCGCGTTCGCCACCACCAAGGTTAGGGAGACGGGTCGAGCCAGTTGGGATGAGTTCAGCAATGCCGTAATACTCGGGATTAACCAAGTAGCCGGTGTCCTTGTTGGTCGTATCTGGAGCGCAGTCAGGATTCATGTTGACGATGGACACGATGCCGTGGTCGGACTCGTAGAGTTCAACCGACAGCTTAATAGACGCCTCGCCGCCATCATAGCTAACTTTGCGAACCGAGTAGTCCGAGCTACCCGAGGTGCGAGCAAAGTCGCTGATAACGCGACGGAGCGATGTGTCGGCAACAAGCGTCAAACCGTTGCTCATGCCAGTAACGCGGAAGATGCTGGTGATGAGATTGTTGAAAACGGTTTCCGTGAAGGTCGTGCCGGTGCTCTGAATCGAACCCGCTGGGGTGCGATAGGCCGCTGGAACGTCTGCCGGACCTGCGCTATCAATCCAGTCGCCAAGACCACGAAGGCCGTATGGCGTGCCCGCGCCGTCCTCAATCGAACGGTCGTTGTTAGAGCAGAGAGTAGCCTCGATGTCGCGCTTGATTTCGCGCACCGATTTTGCCTCAGCTTGGGCAATCTTTGCTGGACCAACGCTGTCAACAGCGTTCTGCAAATCGCTAACCATGTAGTCGCGGCGGAACTTTTGGATATAGTTACCGAGGCGAGCGCGGTTGGAGAATTTGTCCGTGAATGAGGTAACGTCTGCACCTTCTGCAACGCCCGTTGTGGTGGGGGCAGCAAGGCTATCGACAGTCCACTCAACGTAGGTAGCGGTAGCTTTGGATTTAGAGGCGGACGAAAGAACTGGTGTCTCCTCGGGAGCGAGGATTGTCAGAACGTCTGTGAGGTCTTCGCGGTTAGAAACAGCGGCACCGGGATTAGTTGTATCGTAGGTATTAGAAAAGGCCATATTATTAAAAGTTTACTTGCGTTTAGTTTTTTGAAGGGTGCGGAAGGCAATATAGTCGCCTATGCTTCCTGAGTCCATAAGGCGCGTT